TTTACCAAGTTTTCCAGAGGGCTCTAAATATATAGGCCAAGGATCACCACCTAAATTAATAGTAGTAGATATTTCACAACTAGGTCTATCCATATGTCTTTTTAAAACATTTCCTTTATTATAAATTCTAGCATAAGAATATGCAGGGTATAATTTTAATTTTGTAATTTTTTCCATTATTGGATGAACTTTTAATAAAAGTGTTTCCATAACAATATCAGCATAATGAGAGTAAGCGTCAGGCACTTGACGATCGTTCCAAGAACCTACGATAATATAATGTTTTTTATTTTCAAAATAATCGTATTTATGTAGTGTGTATGCTGCGGTCCTTTTCATTAAAAAATATTTATAAATAAAATCCGTTAACTCAGGACTAATTACTTGTTTAATGACAATAAATTTATCTTTTGCAAAACTCATAATTTTAAATAATCAGATGCATCCTCTCGTCCTACTTCTCCTTTTAACCAAGTGTTAAAAGATAAACTAACTCTTAAATCATCTTTTGTATTTGGTTCTACATTATGATTTAATTTTGAAGGAAAAATAAGTAACTTACCTTGTTCTACAGGTATATGATAAGACGTGCAATTAAAATCTCCCCATTTAGTTCTTCTATTAGAGGGAACAATCATATTATAATTTTTATTATTATTAAATATAATAGAGTGATGTTTAGGATCAGCTTGAATATATAAAACTCCCGATAAAAAAGAATTAGGGTGAAAATGATCGTGATGAGATTGACCTTTTTTAGAAAAATTTAACCAAGATTGAGTTACATGAACTTTTATACTATCACAATTATATATTTCTAATACGTATTCAGATAAACAATTTTCAATTTTAGTTTTAATTTTTTTTAAAATTTTTCTATCTAATATGTCTTTATCTTTTGAAATACTAGTAAAGTAATTTTTTACAGCATAGTTTTGTTGCTGCATAATAAATTTTAATTGTTCTTTAGATATATCACAATAATGTTCAGTGACACATGTAGGAAATAAAGGGTATAGTTTTTTAGTCATTTTAATAACACCATGTTACAAAGGAATACCTTGTTCCTTGAGTTATATTTTTAACTTGATGAGGATATAAAAAACAACTGGGAAAAACAATAAAATCTCCGGTTTTAATTTTAATTAACACGTCATTTATAAAAAAATTACCACCTTTAAAATTTTCATTTAATAAACCTACTATTGATAACACGGGTATTCCTTTTTCTTTACCATCAAATATACTATAAATATGATCAAAATGTTTTTTTATTTTTGTATTTTTAGTATACCTATTAAATCTAACTTTAGAAAATCTCGAACATAAAAATTTTTCTTCACCAACAAATTTTTCATATTCTTGAATAGATTTAATAATAAAAGGTGTTAATATATTTTGTGTTTCTTCATAACTTCTTAAAACATCAAATTCTTTATTTTCAGCACTACGTTCATTATCTGCATAATTATACCAACTATGCTTAGACCAATTTTTTTTATTTATTTTTTTAATAATATTTTTACAAATATTATTAGGTATAATGTTTTTAACCATTATAAAATCTTCTATGTTTTTCATAAATTATTTAAAAGGAAATCCAGTAAGCCACATTACTAATGAATTTCTTAATCCTTTTGTTACTGGAGTAACTCTGTGTCTTAAAAAACTAGGAAATATAACTATAGATCCTTTTGGTTTTATTTCATTACAAACATAAAGATATTTTTTTCCACTTCTAGCATCAAAAGTTTCAAATTCAAGATTTCCACCTTCGTAGTTTTTAGGATCAGTTAATGATACTGTTACTGATAGTTTTCGTATTCTACCATTTTCATAAGGTTTATTCCAAGTATCACAATGCCAATTATAATGTTGATTTTTTTTATAGTGTGTAAATTGAATTGACTCTGCTTGATCAATTTCAAAATTCCAACCTGCATTTTTATTGGCTCCTGCAACATAAGGTTGAATCATATTTTTTATTTTTTCGTCTTTTATCCAAACAACAGATGAGTTTCTATATTTTTTTAAATCTAATAAATCTTTTTTATCTAATTTAGATTTAGATTTTAATATTTCTCTTTCTGATCCAGTCATAGCTTTTTGACTTTTTTGTTTTAATGCCCATAAAACAATTTCATCACATTTCTCTGAAGAAATTACAGAAGGGTAACTCCAATAACTATAGTCTAATAACATTAATCAAAACCTTTATGTGATAAATTAAAAGAAATAGCATATTTAGATTTAAAGGTTTTATTTCTTTTTGTTGAGTGATTTAAGAATGAAGAAAAAACAGCAAAAGAACCTTTTTTAGGTATGACTTTTTCATTAATATCTGGAAAAAGTAAATCTTGATCACTATTATTTAAATAAATAACTCCGGATAAAAAACATGGATTATGTGCATGTCGCTCTGTGTAATCTAAAAAATTTTGTCTAATTCCCCAAGCATCTGATAACCTATAACTAGTTGTATTAGATATAGGTAACGAATCTATTTTATCTAATATAGTCATTAGTATTTTTAAAAACTCTACGTCATTTATAAAATAAGTCCACGAAGTCATATCGCTTTTAACGTTAGTTTTGTGACTAGTTTGTTCGCTAATACCATTGTCTATTTTAGACATAAAATATTTAGCATTAATATCAAGTGTGCCTTTTAAAAAAGTATAGGGTACTTTAATATTTCCTTGTATTTCTTTATCTATTTTCATAATCTTTCTTGATTTCACAATTGATATATAGTAAAAAATATGTAATAAGTCAATTGTAGTTTATGGAAAATAAAGAATTAAAGGCAAAAATAATAGAATTAAAACAAGTTATCAGAGGCGAAGCTCGATTAAATAGAGACTATAAAATTGAAAACGCTAAGGTAAAATTACAAGTTAATTCTCTTATGAAAATTAACCAAGACTATGCTGAAAAAATAGCTCAACTAGAGCTTTTAATAGACCAGATGCATAGAGATTATTATAGTAAATACGTAGATAAGAAGAATTGATATCTAGTATAGATAGTAATATAATGCTTGGACTATGCTACAAAAAATAGGTTTCGCACCCGGTATAAATAAACAAATTTCAGAGACTACAGCAGAGAACCAATGGGTAGACTGCGATAATGTTAGATTTAGATATGGCTCACCTGAAAAAATAGGTGGTTGGAATCAATTAGGTAACGTTAATGAAAATGAGCTAACTGGTGCAGGTCGTGGACTTCATCACTATGTCAATAGTTTAGGTAGAAGATATGCTATCATCGGTACAAACAGAATTTTATATGCATATTCTGGAGGTGTGTTTTATGACATACATCCTATTAAATCTACGACAACGCTTACAAGTGCATTCACCACGACTAACGGATCACCAACTGTTACAATAACTTTCTCAACAGGTCATAATATAAATCCACAAGACATTATTTTATTAGATAATTTTACAACTATTACAGGATCTAACTTTGGAGCTAGTGATTTTGATAATAAAAAATTTATGGTAACATCTGTTCCTACAACAGAAACAATTACAATTACAATGCCATCTAATGAGACCGGATCTGGTGCAACCACATCTGGTGGTATTAGAGTTCAACATTATTATAGTGTGGGTTCAGCTGTGCAAGAAAAAGGATTTGGTTGGGGTCTTGGATCTTATGGTGGAGAAGCATCATCTGCTGTAACTACAACTTTAAATGGAGCGTTAGGTGATAATGCATTTGGAACTGGTGGATCTGGAACTTCTATTGTTTTAGCAGATGCTACACAGTTTCCTAGCACAGGAACTAATTTTATAAAAGTAGGAACAGAAGAAATATCTTACACAGGAGTTACAAGTGGAACTACATTAACAGGTATCACAAGAGCTGTTAGAGGTACGACAAGAGCTGCACATAGTGATGGTGCAACTGTAACTAATACTACAGACTTTGTTGCATGGGGAGAAGCAGCATCAGGTGACTTAGTACTAGAACCTGGTATGTGGTCACTAGATAATTTTGGTGACAAAGCAATTTGTTTAATTCACGATAGCGCAGTATTCGAATGGAACTCTGCTTTATCAAATGCAACAGAAACAAGAGCAACAGTTATAACTAATGCACCAACTGCATCAAGACATATGGTTGTATCTACACCAGATCGTCACTTAGTATTTTATGGAACAGAAA